ATACAGCCGCTAGATACGTGAATACACTTTCTATCGAAGACCGTACAAAGCTTATCAATTAAATTACCTACTGTTACATTATAAAACCAACATTCATTTTTATTGTGCTCGCATCCATCTACGTTAGGTCGACCTGTATATCCGCAGCAATTAATAACATATTCGAATTTATATGTTTTAAGAATATGTGTTAGTATTTTTTCGTCTGTATAATTTGCTGTGCTTTGCTGAATAGCAATTACATTATAATTTTTAGTTTTTAAAAATTCTTTTAAAAAAGTACCGATAAAGCCGGTGCCTAATATTAATACATTGGTCACTATATAATTTTATACTACAGATAATTAATCTCCATAGTTATCTTTTTGAGAATTAAAGATAAATTTATTCATTAGTGTGCCAAGAGAATCGGCTTCCTGTTGATTGTGAGCTGATATCATGCTGACCGGTTCGCCATTAAAATTATAACCTATAAGAATAAAACAATTTAAAAACTCTAAAATTTGACTAGTAAGGACATCGAGATCGGCTTTATTTGAAGCTCTTTCTTTTAACTGATCTCTTAAATAGGAAACCAATGCTTTGTGAGTGAGGTCTTTTACATCCTTATTTTGATTAGGATCAAAGCCTTTACTAGCACTTTCATCCTTGGATGGCTTTTTGTCTTTCATCATTATTATTTAATCTCCTCGACAAATATCTGCTCTTACCTTGATACTCAACATTATTAGTAATACCGTGTCTTATTAGATAATCAACAATAACTTCTATACTATCTGTTTTTATAAAGAAATTTTTAGGTATTCTTCTTCCACCATCATCTATTTCAAATAAAATTTCATTTATATTATTTTTATTTGCATAGCATGTTATTAATACAGATGTTTCGCTAGGATTAACCATTATTGTCCACTGACGTGGATCAGACTTACTGTAAACAGCAAATAGCTTTATAACTATAAAGCCGTTGTCTCTAAGTCTTTTAATAAAATAACTGGGTGTTCTAAGTTTATTCTTACTCATTTAATTTGATAGTGCAGAAATAACAAATTTAAATTGTGTTTTTTCAAAACTTAAATCCATTACAACTACACCCATTTTAGTAACTAAATTAACATTTAGTTCTTTACATCTCATAGAAGAAATTATTCTAAATATTTCAAAATTCAAGGGTAAGGGTATAGCGAACTGTGTGCCTGAATAATTATCAGAAATTTGAATTCCGTAAGAGTCAATGTTAGGTCTAGTTTTATCAGTTAACTCGCCAAAAACAATATTATTTTTAACGCTCAAATAAATCTTATTAGATTCAGTTGTAATAGAGCTGCCTTTAATCAAATTAATAATAGAACTGTATGGTAATGTAAACTTACCATCAAATTCTAATGAATCGAGCTTGCTAATATTAAGTTTTGGTGTTGAAATAATATTATCATCATAAAGATGGTATTTGAATCTAATATTACTATTCGAATAACCTATATGATTTAATGCTACGTCTAGGGTTAAATCTTCTGTTTCTATACAACTAAGGACTCTATACAGTTTCTTTAGATCAGGTATATTAAGAACCTTTTCAAGGTCAATTAAGTTATCATTATAATCACCGCTAACAACTATAGTATTATCGCTTGTAGCAATTAAGCAGTGTAACTTACCTTTAGAAACGTTAATAACAGCTGAATCGGCAACCCTGCTTAATAAAGAAATATAGGTATTTAAAAAAGCGTCCTTTGAGGATAATTTAAGCTGCATTAAAATATAATATTAGATAAAAATTAAAAATCAATTATTATCTATTAATTTCGAAAGCTTTCTATCAATAGAATCTAGTCTATCAAATATTAGCTTTGCGTAATTACTGCTATTAAAATCAAACTCTAATTGATTAGGATCGTTGACTATAGGTGATTGTACAACAACTGCTGCTGCGGGAGCCAAATTTACAGGTACTTGTGGTTGAGTTACATTAATACCGGCATTAACTGTAGTAGAATAAGTGTTAGGCGCGCTTGAAGGTATGGTGTTTAATACCCTATTAGGGTCCATACTTAGATTGCTTAGTGTTGCACTCTTACTAACTAAGTTGTTGTTTAGTTCTTTAATTTCTGAAGATAAATGCTGGCCCATAAATTGTAATGTGGCTAGCTTTATTTCTTCTGGAGATAAAGACCTAAAAGAATCCATATTATAAGTCTTTTAACAGCTCATTAATAGATTCATCATCTTCCTTAGAAACAGGCTTAGCTAGTTTCTTAGCTACTACGGGAACTGGAGCAGCTGTATTAACAGTTGCTTGTGTACTCTCAATAACATCGCTCTCTTCTTCCTTAGTACCGAAATAATGAACGTCAAGAATAGACTTCAATTCATCATAACTCTTTACCGTGACATAGGATTCTAAATCAAACGCTGAATTATAAATTTGCTTATGCGAATCGTCGTCAAGACCTTCGATCTCTTTAGGAGTAGAAAACTTAGATGAGACGTATGTAGGGTATTCTCCCTGCTTTTCTACTTTAATCTTTAGATTACATCCCTTAGCGGATAAATCAAAAATGCGAGGACCGAGTTCAGAAGCTTCCTCACCTTCAATAGCATCCATAATAATCTTATGAAGCTGGCGACCAAACCTTAATACCTTTACTTTTCCGTTATTATCAGAATTAACAGGGTCATTAACTACATAAACATTTACTAACCAATTTTCGCGTCTGCGAATGGCTAATGCCTTTTCTTTTTCCTTTTCAGTACCATTTCTTAGGATTCTATATCTTTCTTCAGCAATAGGGTCGCGCTGATTCCAAGTAGTCGGGCTTACTGCAGTAACTAGCTGCCCAGTAGTAAAACTATTCCAGCCATAGGAATAATAATGAAAAAATGTCTTCGAAGGGTCTTTTACGTTAGGTAAAAGGCGTACTGTATAGGTGTTTCCAACATCACACTTTAAATAATCCTTAATTTTAGAATTTGTAGATTCATTGCTCTTAGTCAAAGCTCCTTTAATACTTTCAAACATCGACGTGGTAAATGTACTCATAATTTAATAATAAATTATATTATAAAAAAATCAAGAACAATTTATTATTTTTTTTAAGCCAAGTGTGACTAAATTAATAGCTTTTTTTGAATTAAAGAGCTTTGTCTTAAAAGTAGATATATTATTATATGTATCTTCTCCTAAAATAAACTTTATAACCTGTGGGTCTCTTAGCTTAATATTTTTTTCAAAATCATTAAATCCTAGTAAAGCAAAAAGATTGACTTTATGTTCTTTTAAATGCAAAATAAAAGAGTACTCATTATTAGTTTTATGAGAAATATAATTTGATGGTGAAATATTATGTTGTTTGCAGAAATTGTATATGTACTTTAAGCTGTTTTTAATATTTAAAAGCTGCTCATCGCTATCAGGATCTAAACTTTCTCTTTTTTTCATGTAGAGGGTATAGGCTTTTGTTGCCTTTAAAGATGTATAATAGTCTAAAGGAAAATAAGACTCGTCAGGGTATATTTCGTAAGGTGCTCTGAAATAATCCTCCTGATTAATATAATTAAATTTTGTAAAAAAAAGCTTTAGTTTTTTAACTAGTATAAATTTATTTTCATCAAACTTATCAAAATTCTTTCTAAAACGAAAAGGTTGTTTATTAGCAATCTTAGATATTTTTAAGAAATTATTATAAATCTGCTTCTCTGAAAACGTCATTCAATAATTGTAGTACTTCCACTTAAATTTTGCAAGCTCTTTTTTAACCTTTTTAAGTACGCTAGGCTTATAAAAACATCTTTTTAATTTTAACTGCTCTATAACACCCGATTGCATAAATTCTCTATTAAACTTATTATACATTTTTTCAAAATAAGCTTTGTCAGTGCTCTTCTTGGTGTTTAATTTAACTTCTGCGTGTACTATATAACTCATAAGATTTATTTTTCTTTTTTGCGTTGTTTAAATATTTCATTACATATTTACTTTTATATAAGCTAGAATCAAATTGTAAAAAGAATTTTACAGCTGTAAAATCATTTTTTAAATCACAATATAAAGTAAAAAGATCTCTTACTACTTGGTCTTTTAAAATGCATATAAACACATTAGCTAAATTAAGCTTTTTTGTGTGTATAAGTGTTACAAAAGAGCAAAAAGATAGAAATAGATGTGTAAGCTCGTAATCTGTAATATGTTCTGAGGGATCAAAGCCTTTCACAATCAATCTTAATTATTGACTATTTATTATAAATCCATCTATTACAACGATAATTTAGTTAATGTGTTTATTGACGATGCGCTCCCTTCTGTATCATTAATATGTTCATCCTCAGTAATGGTTAATGTAGAGTAATCTATTCGCATAGAACAGTGTCCAAAGTTAGGTCCAAACCGGTTTTTCATAAGTCCCATCTTTATAACTCCTAGTTCTTTATCAGTATCTTCTTGCCAAATACTTAATATTACGTCGCCTGTCATAGCAAGCCCTATACTTTCTGAAATTGTCTTAAGACCGGGGTCAGATATTTCATATCCATCTCTGTTCAACTGTGTCGCAGATACTACAGGACAGTT